CTGATGTTGAGGCTGCATTAGAGAAGCAGTTCAGCAGTGGACCTCGTGACAAGTTTAGATTAAGGATGTCCAACATTGGGCGTCCTACTTGTCAGCTATGGTTTGAGAAGAATGATCCTGAAGACAAGACACCACTACCTCCACACTTTCTAATGAACATGATCATTGGTGATATTGTGGAAGCAGTGTTCAAGGGTCTTCTTCGTGCTGCTGAGGTAGACTTCAAAGATAATGATAGTGTCACCCTTAAGTTAAAGGATGGCACAGAAATAAACGGTGAGTACGACATGGTGCTTGATGGCAGGGTAGATGATGTTAAGTCAGCTTCGCCTTGGTCATACAAGAACAAGTTCAACACTCTAGAAACTCTAGCTAAAAGTGACAGCTTTGGTTACGTATCTCAACTAGTAGGATACGCTGAAGCTGCAGGGTTAGATGTAGGTGGTTGGTGGGTAGTCAACAAAGCAAACGGTGAGTTTAAGTATGTTGATGCTAACTCCGTAGACAAGCCTACAGTGATGGAAAGCATTGAGCAGACAGTAGGCTACATCAATGAGGATAAACCTTTTGAGCGTTGCTTTGAGCCAGTGCCAGAGACACATTACCGTAAGCTAACTGGTAATCTAAAGCTTGGCACAGAGTGTGGGTTCTGTTCTTACAAACATAAGTGTTGGCCTAACTTGCAGACTCGTGAAGCTGTAAAGTCACACGCTGCTAATCCACCTATGGTAGACTATGTTCTACTGAGTCCTGAGTATGCGGAGACACATTAAGGGTAGGTATCGCAGTGGCCTGGAGAAAGAGGTTGCTGCGTACTTGCGTAAGACACAGAAAAAAGTCAGATACGAAGTACTAAAGGTTGAGTGGGAAGACTTACGCTACCGCACCTACACACCAGACTTTGTGTTAGACAACGGTATTATTATTGAGACTAAAGGTATCTTTGATAGTGCTGACAGACGTAAACACCGTGAGATACAGAGACAACATCCTGAGTTAGACATACGGTTTGTATTTAGTAACGCAAACGCCAAGCTATACAAGGGTGCTAAGTCTAGGTATTGTCATTGGTGTGAGCAGCACAAGTTTCAGTGGGCGCATCGTGTGATACCTGAAGATTGGCTGAAAGAAAAAGGTAAAGAGATTACAGTTAAGAAGATAGAATTAAAAACAAAAAGGAAAGACTAATGGGTCACGACTTAGACAATGATGAAATAGCAATAGTTATAAGCCCAGTAGATTACAAGGATGATGGTAGTTGGGAAGGTGAAACAAATGTGTCGATAGCAATATCACCTGAACACAACTTACCTGACCCTATCATCAACGGTATAGTAGATGTAGCAACTATGATGTCAGCATTTTTAGATATAGCAAATGAGCATCCAGATATTTATAAATTAGTTAAAGAACATAGAGATTATCTCGTAACTCTGGAAGAAGAGGAAGAAGATAAACCTGTTGTAACAAGAGAGGGTAATGTGTATACACTTAATAAATGGACAAAGACAAAGGGAAGCGCATGATAGATACAATAACATTAACTGGAGATACAACTTTAGATCACGATCAAGTAAACAATCCAGTTCACTACAATCACAGTGGTATAGAATGCATTGAGGCTATAGAAGCAATGACAGAGAATATGTCAGGAGCTACAGCGCCACACGCTGCTAATGTATTGAAGTATATGTGGCGGCATGAATACAAGAATGGATTAGAAGATATAAGAAAAGCAAAGTGGTATCTTGACAGACTAGAAAGGCGTTGGATGGAGATGCACAAATGATAACAGCAGATGACATAAATGCTTGGAAAGATATGTATGAAATGACATTCGGTGATTATCAGATAGAGGCACGTAAGACTGCTATATATCCTGATGAACACAAGATAGTTTACCCTGCGCTAGGACTCGCAGGTGAAGCAGGTGAAGTAGCCAACAAAGTAAAGAAGATGTTAAGGGATGGGAAGTTTGACAGAGAAGATGTAGCTGCAGAGGTGGGTGACTGCCTGTGGTACATTGCAGCTTTATGTCGTGACTTAAACTTTGACATGGGATACATAGCTAGGTGCAACTTAGACAAACTTCACAGTCGTATGGAGAGAGGAACCATTAAGGGCAGTGGCGATAAGAGATGAAGTTCAACATTAAACTAACAATAGAAATAGACGAGGAAGAACGGATACTACCGATAGTAGCAGAGATGCACGAGGAGGCAGTTACTGAGTTATTCCAAGATATTATTTATGATATTGATGGTGCAGTAATTAGAAAGATAGAGGTGAAGAAACATGAATAACTACTTACCAACCGACTACCAAAGTTTTATACATAAGTCACGGTATGCTAAATATATTGAAGGAAAAGGCAGAGAGTCTTGGCCTGAAACAGTAGGACGTTTTATTGATAATATAGTTAGAACTAAAGTTGATAAAGAAACAGCAGATACATTAGAACAGGCTATTATATCTAATGAAGTTGAGCCTAGTATGAGAGCTATGATGACTGCAGGACCTGCTGCAGAACGTGATAATACTGCCATGTATAACTGTAGTAACCTAGCCGTAGATGATCCGAAAGCCTTCGATGAAGCTATGCAGATCCTCCTCTGTGGTACTGGTGTCGGCTTCAGCGTTGAGAGACAGTTCATTAACAAGCTTCCCGAAGTGCCTGAACTCTTCGAGAGTGATACTACCATTGTGGTAAAGGACAGCAAGGAGGGATGGTCTAAGGCATTCAGGCAATTGTTGGCACTTTTATGGGCAGGTGAGATTCCTCAGTGGGATATTAGCAGAGTACGCCCTGCAGGGGCAAGGTTAAAAACATTTGGTGGTAGAGCTAGTGGACCTGCACCTTTGGTTGAATTGTTTAACTTTACAGTTAAGACATTCAGGGATGCTCAAGGACGTAAGCTTTCTAGTTTAGAATGCCATGACCTAATGTGTTTCATTGGTCAGATAGTTGTTGTTGGTGGTGTTAGACGTAGTGCTATGATTAGTTTGTCTAACCTTAGTGATGATAGGATGCGTCACGCTAAATCAGGACAGTGGTGGAACGAAGCTGCACACAGAGCACTAGCTAATAACTCAGTTTGTTATACAGAGAAGCCAGATTCAGAAACGTTTATGCGTGAGTGGTTAGCCTTAGTAGAAAGCAAGTCAGGGGAGAGGGGTATATTTAATCGTGAAGCGTCCAAGAAACAAGCTGCGAAATATGGAAGACGTGATCCTAACCATGAGTTTGGAACTAACCCATGTAGTGAAATTATACTACGACCAAATCAGTTTTGTAATCTTACTGAAGTGGTGGTTAGGGCTACAGATACTGTGGATGACCTTGAAAGAAAAGTGGAACTCGCTACTATTCTTGGTACAATTCAATCCACATACACCAAGTTTCCATACTTGCGTAAAGTGTGGACAACCAACACAGAAGAGGAGCGTCTGTTGGGTGTGTCACTCACAGGAATAATGGACAACCCTCTTATGACATCAGCAAATAAAGGATTGGAGAAGACTCTTGAACATCTACGAGAAGTTGCTGTTCGCACTAATACTACTTGGGCTGACCGCCTTGGCATTGCACCAAGTGCAGCGATTACCTGCGTCAAGCCAAGCGGAACAGTATCACAACTAGTTGACTCTGCATCAGGTATACATGCACGTCATGCACCTTACTATATAAGGACAGTGAGAGGTGACAACAAAGATCCTCTAACTCAGATGATGAAAGATCAAGGTATACCTAATGAACCCTGTGTTATGAAGCCAGAGACAACTACTGTTTTTAGTTTCCCACAGAAGTCACCAGATAAAGCTGTAACTCGAAACGATATGACAGCCATTGAACAACTGGAGATGTGGCTAACCTATCAACGACATTGGTGTGAGCACAAGCCAAGCATAACTTGTACTGTGAAGCCTGATGAATGGATGGAGGTAGGTGCATTTGTTTATAAACACTTTGATGAAATGAGTGGTGTGTCTTTTCTGCCACACTCAGATCACACTTATCAGCAAGCTCCTTATCAAGATTGTACAAAGGAAGAATATGAAGAGTTACTAACTAAAATGCCAGAAAGTATTGACTGGTCTAAGCTAAGTGAGTATGAACAAGAAGATAACACAGTCGGTATGCAGACTATGGCTTGTACTGGTGATGTGTGTGAAATGGTAGATATAGGGGCATAATTAATGAAAGTATATACTAGGCCATTCCAAAAAGAAGTTTACGATAATGTAGACGGACCATCTAAGGAAGCTTTGATTAAGTATTTACAATCAGAAGGACATACAATTGTAAGTAAGAAAGAAGATTACTATGCTGATGTTGTGTCAGAAAAAGATGGTGTTACTTACTTTCACGAAGCTGAAAGAAAAGCGCAGTGGAAAGAGGAGTGGCCTACGTATTGGTCAGAGATACGGATACCAGGGAGAAAGAGGAGACTTATAGAGAAATACAAAGATCAGTTGGAGAACTTATACTTTTATGTTTTTAACAAACATTACAATCAAGCTTGGAAGATAAAGGGTACACAGATGATAGACTCTGTTATTAAAGAAGCTACTGGTCCTACTTACAGGATACCAAAGGGTGAAACATTCTATCATATCCCATATCAAGAAGCAGAAATAGTAGACATAGTATAATTGCTATGTTATAATTTTATCGACAATAAAAGGAGTTATTCATGTTGTTATTTAATTTATTAGTGCCAGTGGTGTACGCTTTAACTATTTATGGAAGCTATGAAAATGTAGCTAAACCTGTAGCTAAAGCTACTTGGGAAACAGGTGTAGTTGTTTATGATAAAACTGTAGATGTTATTAAAGATATAACTACTGACGATCCTATTCCTGTAGAGTCAGAATAATGTATGTCTTAGTGTTCATACTTTCTATTGGGAGTGGCTATGTACAAGTACAAGCAGTTAATACAGTTTATTCTAGTTTAGAAGATTGTAAACGAAGTGCTTCAGTTATCCGTACTGATCTTATGAACACTAGGCCATCACCTAAATCAAATGTATTTGCGTACTGTACAGAGATACCACAGGAGGTATAGTAAACTATGAGCCTAGAAAAAGAAGCGAAAGACTTTGTATCTAGGAGACACGAGCATTTCAAAGAAGGGGTACAGGAACGCATAGAAGCATTGGACAAGTTTATAACTGACAATCTGTATCACACTACTGAAACAAGAGAGGCTATAAAACATTTAATTATAGTACAACTATGGGCAGAGCGTAGCTCAAGACTCAATGGTATAAAAAAGTAAGGGCGCTAAATGCGCCCCTATTTTATTGTGTATCTCTTATGTACTTCTGATAGTCTTTGAGTCCTATGTATAAGTCTATCAAGTTAGTTTTGTATATGCCTTTCTCTTCAGGCGTAAAGACTTTATCTGCATCAACTACATCAAGAGCTTCATCAAAAGACAGACCTTCATATCCGTACTCACCTCTTACCTCTGCCCATCCTAATTCAGCAAACTTTCTTTCTTGCCTACCCATAGCCTTTAACTCACCACGCATGAAAGATTCGTAGTCTTGTGTAGCTTCAGGTATTTGAGACATTCTTTGTAGTGTATCTCTAGCGTCTGTTCTAGCTAAACGAACTTCTTCCTTTAAGAACTCTCGTAGTCTAGCTTGTTTCTGTTGATCATTAGACTCTGTATATCTAGATGACTTCATAAACAAACTAGCTTTAGCTGCTAGATTACCCTGTAGCTTTTGTTGCGTGAATAATTCTAATGCTTGATTCTTCTCCATGTAAGGATTGTATATCTTAAACGGATCTACTTGTAGCCTAGTCATCTCACGTTGTAATGCATTCTTTGGTGGCCTACCTACAAAACCAGTAAGTTGTTTTACCATAGGGTCAAGTATCCTGATAGGACCATTACCAAAAACATCATAACGTATAGCATCCTGTCTCATATTATTAGCATCAGCATCTTTTGTATACTGCGTTTGATAATATGTACGTGTGGATGTGTTAGCAAACTCTAGATACTTAGCTAGTGTCTCAGGAGCTATCTTTATTCCTAGCCCTTTCTCTAAACCCTCAGACATTTTATCACTATTAAAGTCTGGAAGATGTCTAGTAATTCTCTGTATGGTAGACATTGTAAAGTCCATACCCATAAACTCTACAACAGATACGGTAGCATCTCTTGTCTCAGGTAAGTAGGATGAACGTGGATCAAACTGACCATAGAAGTCTTTCAGTACTGCAGCAGGATATGTGTAAGAACTAAAGTAATCACCTACTTGATTTGTAAGAGGCTCCCAATTACCACTTTCTGAAGCACGTATAATATTATCAGCAAGCCCAACGCCAGGTCTAAACTCTGTGCCACCTAGTATCTTTGTTAAATCTTTAGATGCCTCTGATAAAGGCTTTACAGGTAAGCCCTCCATCATCCTAGCATAGTAGTCTGCTACATATACTTGTGCAGATGCAGGTCCAAGAGCAGCTTGTGCATCATACGCTCTACCGTCCTCACCCTCTGCCTCAAACCATTCAAGACCTCTGTGTATCTTGTCTTTACTTATGCTGTAGAGTCCACCAAATGTCATTGCACCTGTCATAAACTTGGCTGTCTCTTGGGTGGTAGGCTTTACACCGTCAAGCAATGGTCTTCTCAATAATGTTAAACCTGTGTAGTCAGATACAAACTTAGCTTGAGAAGCTAGGTATCTAGGGAAAGGTATGACAACAGTTAAGCCTGTGTTGTGTATAAACCTAACTAAGTTTCCTACACCTTTGTTTAACTGACTAGCGTCCTTACCACCAAATCTGCGTTGGAATGTAAAGGCTAGTGATTCATCTATAGCTGCATCAAGGATGTCTTCAGGTAATTGATCTGCTGTACCTTTCTCCAACATATCCATTACACTATTACCAATACTTTTGTGTAAGTCTTTTCTTTGTCGTAGTGTCCTGTCTATATTGCCAGTAATGATAGCACGTTTAACTACAAAGTCAGACATAGTATTTAGTGTGTTAGCAGCAGCACCTAGCTTGGTTAGCTTACTATCTTTAACAACGTTAGCTTCTACGATAGCTGCATCAAAGAATACTTTTTGAAACTTCTCTGGTGATTGTCCTTGTAGCATAATTACAAGTGCATCAGCTACATAGTTATCTTTGGTTAGATATTTTAAATTAGATACTGATCCTTTGAACTCAGGCATACCAGACTTACCACTTACAGTCTTAAGCACACTAGCATTTAGCTGATCAATGATGTCTATACCTGTCATAGCTACAGAGAATATGTTGTTACGCATTGTTGTAGCAGGTTGGGATGTCATAAACAA